GTAGCACCAGTTAACAAACCAGCACCAAATCTTGCTCGTTCCATACCGGCTTGTTCACCACGAGCAGCTAGTTCTAAATCTTGTCGTGCTAAAGAATTATAATATGCTTGTAATGCAGGATTAGAGGGTGCGCCACCAGTTCCAGTATTAATACCTATACCACCACGACCAGTAGCATAGTTTCTAGCATTTATTTTACCAAACTCAGCAGCCCGACTAGGGGCTAATAATCCTTGTTGTTGGTTAACAAAACGCTGTGCTGCTTCCTGTGGTGATTCAGCTAAATAGCCTTGACCAAGATTAAATAATGACGATACGCCAGTACTTAGTTGAGGTATTAATAAGTTTTGAAATTGTGTTGGGTCATACTGTTCAGCACCAGTCAATAAACGATCACGAATTGCTTGTAACTCTGGCGTTAATGTATATCCAGCCTCTGTTACTTGACCTAGATCGTTGACATTAAAATTAGAGCTGCCAAATCCAGTTCGTAGTCCAATAGGACGAAACTGAGCCATTTGCGACGCTCGTAATGCCGCCTCTCGGTTTGCCTGAGCCTGTGCTGCTGCAGCATCCGATGCTTTACCGCCGGATATTAATCCGCCGATACCGCCTACAATTCCACTAACTACTCCACCCATGATTAGTCGCTCCAGTAATAAATATAGACTATGTTACCTTTTAAACCTATTTCTTGTGAAAACAGTTTAAAACCTAACGCTGCAATAAACTTTAAATAACCAGTTGTCTCGTATTCTTTGCAGCAATATAACGGACCACCGTGTAACTCTGTAAAACTATTCCAATCTTTCTGCAATGCTTTAAACACTGCTGGACTCCAGTTATGCACATCACAGTGCATGAACGGGAGACCTTGAAACTCTTCTATATAAAACTTATAATCCGGTCTAATAATGACTGGAATCTTAACCATCAGGTCTTCATAATAAATGCCAACGCATAGTACGGAGGTAAGTTTTGATTTGTACCACTAGAACCTTCTGTACTGATAGATGTAGATACGGTAATTCCAGTTGTGGCAGTCTGCATATAGTTATTAGTATATGTTGGAGCTGGACCATCAGGTGCTTGAATAGAGGCAAACCCTGACCCAGAACCAACAAACATTGCCATATTATGACGATGTCCGGGATCTGAAACGCTAGATGTTGCCGTATGTGTATGGCTTACAACAATAGCGTCTTTTGTACCGCCTGTTTGTGTATTACTTCCAGTAATTGTTGTGTAAGCTACACCAGTAGTATCGCTATGAGCGCCAATAATAAATCTATTTCTTAAATCAGGAGTGCCATTAGATCCGTTACACAACACCCATCCTGAAGGAATAGTAGCAATTGTGCCAGACCACATTGAAATTAATCCGCTTGGAATTGCATTTGCAAGTACAAAAGCAGTAGTAGCTAGTTGTGTAGTGTTTGTTCCAGCAGAAGCCGTAGGTGCTGTAGGAGTTCCTGTTAAAGCAGGACTATTGGTGTCTGCCTTAGATGAAATAGCTGAAGCAATAGCAGTCAGCTCAGTATCAATCTCTGCACCTTTAACAATCTTACCTGAGTTACCAGTAGGTAGACCGTCTTTAGCTGTGAAGTTAGTTGCTTTTGTATAATTTGCCATGTTATGTCCTTAGACTAAAGTCTTTCCTTGCTTAATTGCTACGTCTATTTTCTGAATTGAAACTGGGTTTCCGTTAATATCTGCTTCTAATCCTAACTGCATTACAGTTCCTTGACCGCCAGCATTAATGTTAAAACGATCTAAAACAATACCTGATGTGTACTCAGCAATGTTGTATTCTGTTGAGCCGGGGATGGTATCTACAGTAGAGTTATTATATTCGTACACTGTAGCAGCATCTAGATTATATGTGGTAGCTTGGTAGCTTTCGGTATAATCAAATCCCCACTTAATAGCTACTGGCTGATTTGTACCACCAATTAATATCCAACCAATCTTCTTTAATAGTTTAAGATTTGTAGCAGCATCAAAGTCAAAGTAGTTAGTATAATATGCAAGACGATAACTAGATGTATTATCAGCATAACCAAAGTACTTACCAATATAGCCCGGTTTTCCTAGGTATAAATCTCTATTCTGTGTTACAAAGAATGACTTAGGTTCTATGCTGTCCCAAATTGTAACTCTCATTGAACCATCTTGTAGTGGGGCACGAGTATCAAAGCAATATACAAACTTAGTCGTAGGAAGTGTTAATAAATAGATAGCATCTCTTTCATAGTAGATGCTTTTAATCTTAGTTAAATCTGTCTCAGATGCTACAGCAGTCATCAATTCATCACGGACATTCTTAGAGATGTCACGCATTGGCATGGACTTCTCTTGAATTACTCGCTGTAGACTACGAACTCCTGAGTCAGATAAAAACAACACATCTGTTGCTATATTCTGTACTGAATCTCTAGCAATACATCCTACGTTATAGATAATCTCAACAAGAGTTAATGATCCTGTGTCTAACGGATTAGCATATATTGCTATATTCTTACGACCAAAGAATATGATAAATCCATTATGTGCTGCAGCAGCAACTACAGGATCTCCGTTAGGAAGAACTTCTTGTAGGTTAATATACCCAGCAGTTCCATTCTGAAAATCTGTACCAGCTAGTAAATCACTGAAGTAAACAGTCTGAGTGTCCCCTGAGATACCACCACACCAGATCCTTCCATAAGCAGATAATACCCAGCTAGGCATAAATGTTGATGTGCTATGATTAAGAGGTAACGCAGCAGCATCTCCTACTCGTTGATAACCAAAGGTATTACTATTGTGATCATTAAAACCACCACCAGAGGTAGGTAGCTCATGATACACTAGCATTGGGTGTGCGGCTTGTGCTAAATACACATGAGGCTGGAAGTCGCTAACGTCTCCGTAAGACATGGCAGCACCTTGCCAGTTATTACCTGTAATGGTGTAAGTAGCGTCACCGCTGTTAGTAGCATTACGAACTGTTTTAGTAGTCATCGTAGTAGTCCCTACGAATAGCCTATTATTACCAGCACTTAACACTTGATTACTACCGCCATCTACTACTTCAAATATAAACTCTACTGCATTACCTGCTCCTAAGTCAGTATTAACTGAGGAGTTAACAGGAGTCCATCCACGTCTTGCTCCGATACGACCATATTTATCGATCACACAGTTCTGAGCTTTTAATGCAAATCCAGAAGACAAAGTAATACTAGACTCTTGTAAATTGAGTCCATAGAATCCCGGCGCTGCTATAGACGCTGTCTTTAGTTGACTAGCCATTTAGACCCAGTTCCATTGAGATTCTTCAACATAGCGATTCGATTCTAATGAAATCGCATCGGATAAACTTTGGCGATAGAGTAAATAAGTCTCACCAGACTGTACGCCACCGTCTTCTCCACGTTCTGCTTGCGCCCTAGCTAACGCACCAAGGATAACAGGTTCTTCAGGTACTAATAAAGTATCAGCGTTAGCAACTAATGGTACTTGTGGTTTAATAATGTTAAAACGAATATTATATGATCCGTTAGGGATTGGGAATAAATCAACCTGTGTATCGCCGTTGCTGTTTGTACCGTTAAAGTTGTAATACTTTGGACTACCCTTTTGTGCAGTTGTCAATAAAAACTGCTGATCCATCCACACAGTAGAGGCATTCTCAACGAAGAAGTTATCGGTATCATTAAGAACATCAATAACACGGAAGCGTTGACCAGAACCAGTTAATACATAGTTAAAGACATCGGCTGTAGTTGTAGCGGATAATGTCTCTGATAAAGCATTCCAGTTATAGGAATCTTCAACCTGACGTTTAGAATCATTAACATAACGAGCAATGAGCTTAACATAGGCGTTATCCGACACCGAGGAAGCCTCTGGCTCTCGTAGTCGAATCAGTACGTCATTTACAAGTTGAATATAGTTCATTGAAGCCATGCGTTATCCTATCATAGTTTGACTATTTTGTCAAGCAAAATCTTAACAATCCCACTTCTTTAATGCCAAGGCTTTGCGAGTAGGTCTGCCTTTCTCGTCCTTCATCGGACCTTTAACGCCTCCCATCCTTGCACAGAAGCTCTTTCGTCTTCCAGCAGCTTTAGGGGACTTTGCAGCCTGTTTAGCCGAAACTGGGGGTTTGAGGTCAGCTCCTTCAGTTCGCTTGAAATAAGCCCTTCCTTTGGCGTTTAAACCGCCTTTAGGATCCTGATATACCTTCTTAACCATTATTTCTTCTTCTTAGCTGTTTTAGCGGCATCTTTAAAGTCCTTAGCCGATGGCGCACCTTTAGTGCCGGGCTTACGCATCTTCTCGCCTGATCCTGCGGCGATCCGCTTACGCTTTTGGGCAATGTTATAGTACAAGCCCTGTTTAGTAGCCACGCTTAGCACCCATCTTCTTAGCTGGTTTAGACATGACTTTAGCACCAGTCTTCTTAGCATACTGCTTAGCTTGCTTCTTACCCTTAGTTGTATAAGGGAACTTCTTCTCTTTGACCATTGGCATATTATTTCCTTTTCTTGGGTTTAGCTACTTTAGCGGTTGATAATGCGATTGCTACTGCTTGCTTCTGTGGTCTTCCTTCTTTGACCATCTTAGAGATGTTCTTACTGATTGTCTTCTGTGACTTACCTTTAGCGAGTGGCATTTAATTCTCCTATAAATAGTTCTGAATAGTGCTGCGTTGCTCTATTTCCATGCTCACAGTAATAGACATTGAAGATCCTGTCTCAGACTGTACTCGGATCTCATCTCCTTCGTCTAGTATTATATATGCACCGCCATTAAACTGTACATATTTTCTAGCATCAAGATTATAACCGTCAATAATCACAACCTCAGTGTTTTCGCTGGAATCGTACCACCAAAGACTAACTGATTTATTACTACCAGTATGATTATTAATATGTGATAAAGTCCACTTAGCAATGTTTCTAGTGGGAACAGTAAAGACAGTTGTCTTAACATTAGCAGTTAGGTTTTTACCTACGGAATGTGGTCTACTCATTTAAGTACCAAGGTTAACAGGGTTATAATAATGAATCCAGCAGTGCCTATGAGAATCTGTTCTAGTCTCTTTAGTCTAGCGTGTATCTGCTCGTATCGAACTTTACAGACTTCTTCGTGGCTTAGGAGTTTTAATTCTGCTTCTGTCACGGTAATGTCCTCACATAGTCTTTAGCATCTGTCATCACATTCCCATCCGAATCTTGAAGTTGGGCTTCGTCAGCAAGAATTTCTTTCTTGAAGTTTGCGTAGTCGGTGTTGGCTGGTTCTTGAGTTAAAATCCTATGCTCTGATGAACCATCTGGATTTGTTTTAACTTTAACAACAGAATTGCCAAAAGGCATTAAGTAATATTTAATCATAGCTCTGCCGTAACTCCAATGTATGCACCAGTATTATTATTTCCAAATAATGGTATAGCTTGAAAAGCAACCATTCCAGTACCAGTAAGTTGTAAAACAGTAATGTCAATACCTAAAGCATTGGTTGTTAACGCTGAAGGGGTTGGATTAACCCCATAACTATATGTACTTAAAGCAGAAAAGTCAACGCCAGAAGGTATAGCTCGCATTGGTACAGGGTTTTTTATTTGTATATAAGCGTTTGTTGAACCTGTTGCGTATCCAATACCAAAGTTTGAATATCCTTGAGTAGACATAACATATCTATAGTAATACCTCTGTGCTAAAGCCAATTCAGTTCCATAAGGTCTGTAATCAAAGCTAGTAGCTGTAGAGCCTACTTCAAGCTGAACTCCAGTTAGGTAAAAGGTTGCTCCATTTGTTGCCATTAAATTTACAGCAGATGATGTTGAAATAGTACCAGCAGCGTTCCAAGTATTTGCTGTACCTTGATTGTTAGTTCCGCAAGCAAGTGCAAAACTTAAATACATTCCAACTCCGTTATCAGTCAACCAAGTTCCTGATGTATCTCCAGCAATAGTAATAGTTTTATATTCCCATGTATCTGCGGAATTTATTGTGTAAGTTGCTGGATAAGAACGATTATAAGCAGAGTTTGATGGGCAAACTACATAAGTTCCAGTAACGCTAGAACGAACCCAAAAAGAAATAGTTATAGTCTTGGCTGAAGCTGAGCCCCAACCAAAATCATACATATTTAACCCTTCTATGATTTGTGCAATATCAACGAATTGAGAAGCAGATAAAGAAGAATCTGTTCCTGTAACAGTATAAACAATAGAATTTATAAAACCTTGCCCAGTTGGTACAACTGTACTTCTTTGGACTGTTGCTGTTCCGTCAGTATCTTCACGAACCCTAAATCTATCTACAGGATAAACACCACCAACAGTCGGAGTAACACTAGCACCAGCATTACGCTGGTCAATCACCATCGCACCGTTGATGATGCGATTTTTCATGTTCACCGATGGTGTTACTGCATTAGCGGCTATGTTGCCACCATACATCGGAGTTGTTATTCCGTTTGTGCCGTCTAGCGTAATAGGCATTATGCGACTCCTTTTAACTGTTCTTCTGTAGGTCTTGGTAAAGTAGGGTGTTCCCACTTGGCAATGTAATCGCCTTTGCCATCTGAATCGTTTTGTAAACGGATAGCAGCATTTAAAAAATCGTATGTTTTTAATTCAGAGTAAATGGTTATGATTTTTTCGTATAAAGTCATTATGCTCCCCTAACCATGACAGCAGAAAAGTGCGTATAAGAAACTCCTGAAACAATAGTTGTTACTGAACCAGTAGAATTTTGACCACTATAAATTTGCACATAATCTCCAGTACCATTTAAATAGACTACAGCTTGTACATTCACAGCAGCGTAATCAGCAGAGTTTAAGGGGCAAAAACTACCCTGTTTCCATTGACCGCCATTTTTATAAATAATAATGTAGCAATATCTTGTTGAAGCTACTGTGTTGTAACAAACTTCACCATTTATCTGATAATAACCAGCAACAGGAGGACAAAAAGCATAAGCTGGAACAGATAGCCCATTAAGAGTTACAGTTGAACCTGTATTATTAAAACATCCAGCAGTATCAAATTCTTCAGTTGTGTATGTAATGTTTGTAGGAGTTGAAGAAGATATTGTTTGAGAAGAAGCATAAGCACTAAATGCTGGCATATTACTGCTGACCATTGCAGTACCAGTAACTGAAGGAATAGTAACTAAATTACCAGTTCCAGACGCTAACTGTAATACACCGCTATTATCAGCAGATTGTGTTAATCCACTTGTGGTTGTGGCTGTAATGATTGAAGCCATTAGTTAATTCCTTTCCAACTAGTCGTAGCTTCATCCCAGATAAATAGCTTATTATCTTGAGGCATAGCTACTGGTGCTTGCCATTTATTATTAACTAGTACCCAACTTGGATAAGGCTGTGGTGCTGTAAACACACCGTCTTTATAAGTATAGCCAACACCAATATCATTATTTAGTATTGCAATAGTTCCTTCTGGAAAACCAATAGGAGGATTTGTTGGTTCTTCTTCGTACTCAATGTAGTTAATAACTAAACCATTTTGAATGATTGCGTATTTATTCATAATTTACCCAAAGAAAGCAGTAATAATAATTACACCAGATCCACCAGCACCGCCAGCAAATCCGTTTGTCCCAGCAGCCGCTCCTGTACCACCAGCACCAATAGCGTAACTATAACTTGCATCTGGGCTTGTAATATAGGCTTCAATGTATCCACCAGCACCACCACCAGAACCAGGAATTACTCCAACAACAGCATTACTATTTGATCCACCACCGCCACCACCAGAACCAGAATTTGCTGAAGCTGGTCTGCCAGCATTAGTTGTCCATGAACCGCCACCAGCACCACCAAAAGGACTAGCAGCACCCATACCACCTGATAAATAAGCAACATTAGATAAACTATTTCCAGACCCAGGAGATGTGCCAGAACCTCCAGTAATAGCTAATCCTGTTGCAGGTGAATTTAATGTTGCAGTACCGCCAGGAGCATTACCGCCATAGTTGCCGCCAGTTGCACCAGTGCAAGTTAGTAGTGATGTACCAAAAGTTGTTGTACCTCCAGTTCCACCAGCAGCGGGACCACCAGCAGAATCAGAACACATTCCTCCCCCGCCACCACCAACCATTTTGATATATAAATACTTTGCACCAGTAGGAACAGTATAAGTTCCTGAACCGCTTGTGTAGGTCGTTACCTGTGGAGCAGCATATAAAGCTAAAGTTCCAGTTGTCGCTGGTAAAGACAATACAGTAGTACCAGCAACGGCTGGTTCTTGTAG